CGGATTAAACGTTGCTACAGGCAAAGTAATTGCGTTAGCAGAAAAGTCAACATTAGGTGAAATAACATATAAGTTATATGAGCGTAAAGTAAAAGGCGAAACAGTACTTACAGGTAACTTAACTAGCCCAACATTTACTGCAAGTGATGCCTTTACAATTATTGCAAGTGGTAAAAACACAATAGCAACATCGAGTGCATCAGTTACATTAAGTGGTACAACTAAAGAGTTATTTGTACAAGAATTTAATGCAGCGGCTGTTCCATATGTTACTGCAAAGTTAGAAGATACTGGTGCAATTACAATTACACACAGTTTAGGTGGTTTTGTAAAATTAGACGAAACTACAGGAACACCGATTGCAGATGCAGGCATAGTTAGTGCAAACAGTTATGCAAGAGACGATGTTACAACTGGTGAAATTATTATAAGTAATTTCCAAGCATTAACATACGTTGTAGGTGCAACACAACCTACTGCAAATCCAGATAACGGTCGTATGTGGTACCAGAATATTACTAACGAAGTAGATATTATGATACACGATGGTACAGACTGGAAAGGTTACCAAAACGTAACTGTAGATGCTAGAGGCTTTGATTTAAGTCAAACTAATCCAGAAGGTCCGTTTGTAAGTGCAAGTGCTCCAACAGAGCAAAGCGACAAGTCAGCATTAGTAGTTGGTGATTTATGGATTGACACAAGCGATTTAGAAAACTATCCGTTTATTAAACGTTATCAACTAGTTGATGGTGAAAACAAATGGGTAGCAATTGATAAAGGCGATCAAACAAGTAGTGATGGTATTTTATTTGCTGATGCACGTTATATGGGCGATACAACAACAGACGTTGTTACAGGAACAGTTACTAGTATTGCAAGTTTATTAACAGATAACGATGTTGATTTAGACGCACCGAGTAATGCACTTTATCCACGTGGTACACTATTGTTTAACACAAGACGTAGTAGTTACAATGTTAAAGAGTTTAGAAGAGATTACTTTAACGCAGATGATTTTCCAGGTAAAGTATTACCAGCAGAAACAGATGCATGGGTAAGTATTGCAGGTAACAAAACTGATGGTTCACCTTATATGGGTAGAAACGCAGTACGTCAAGTTATTGTAGAAAAAATGAAATCAGTAATTGATACAAGTGGTGAGTTACGTGAAGATCAAAGAAACTTTAACGTAATGGCAGCACCAGGTTATCCAGAGCTAATGGCTAACATGATTGCATTAAACAATGATAGACGTAACACAGGCTTTATAATTGGTGATACACCATTTAGATTAGCGGCAAACAGTACTGATATCCAGAACTGGGCGTTAAACAGTAACTTAGCATCAGATAACGGTGATGACGGATTAGTTAGTGCAGATACATATATGGGTGTGTTTTATCCACATGGTATTTCAACTGACTTAGATGGAAACAGTATTATGGTTCCAGCAAGTCATATGATTTTAAGAACACTAATACGTTCCGATGAAGCAAGTTTTCCATGGTTTGCACCAGCAGGTACAAGACGTGGTGTAGTAGATAATGCTACTGGACTTGGATATTTAGATACAGTAACAGGTGAGTTTGTTGCAACAGGTGTACGTGAAAGTTTACGTGATACATTGTATGATAACAGTATTAACCCAGTATCATTCTTCCCGGGTAACGGAATACTTAACTACGGTAACAAAACACGCACAGCAACTGCAAGTGCATTAGATCGTATTAACGTTGCACGTTTAGTTGCATATGTACGTGAAAGACTAGCAGTTATTACTAAGCCGTTTGTTTTCGAACCAAACGACAAGTTAACAAGAGATGAAGTTAAACAAGTAGTTGAACAGTTAATGAATGACTTAGTTGCAAAAAGAGGCTTATACGATTACCTAGTAGTTTGTGATGAATCAAACAACACAAACGATAGAATTGATCGTAACGAATTGTATATTGATATTGCAGTTGAACCTGTTAAGGCAGTTGAATACATTTATATTCCAGTTCGTATACAAAACACAGGCTCTATTTAAGAGTCTGTGATGTATGAATTAGCAGTAAAAAAAGTGACTAAATACTAATAAGCAGGAGCAAAAAATATGTCAGTAAGTTCATTAAGCAAGTTTACAGTACCTTTAGCATCGGATCAGTCCGCATCAGCTCAAGGCCTGTTAATGCCAAAATTAAAGTATCGCTTCCGTGTAAGTTTTGAAAACTTTGGTGTTTCAACTCCACGTAGCGAATTAACAAAACAAGTAATTGATTTTACTCGTCCAGCCGTAACATTTGAAGATGTTCCGATTGATATCTACAACAGTAAAGTGTACATCCAAGGTAAACACACTTGGGATCCAACAACAGTTAACTTACGTGATGATGCATCAGGTCAAGTTGCAAAACTAGTTGGTGAGCAAACACAAAAGCAGTTTGATATGATGGAACAGTCAAGTGCAGCATCTGGTATTGATTTCAAGTTTATCACACGTTGTGAAGTATTAGACGGTGGTAATGGAGCAAGTGCACCAAACGTACTTGAGACTTGGGAATTATACGGTTGCTTTATTTCAAACGTAAACTACGGTGATTTAAACTATTCAAGCAGTGAAGCCGCAACTATTGCCTTAACAATTAGATTTGATAATGCAGTACAGACACCAATTGGTGCTGGCGTTGGTGCTACAGTGGCAAGAACAATTGGTGAGGTTGTTACTGGTTAATAGAGTCAGGATTTTGTAATGAGTGTATTAAACTCTTTTCTAACCGCTCTTTCAACTGGGGATAATGTTCGAGATTTTCGACATGCATCCAAAACCTTTGTTGACGGTAATTACCGTCTTGCTCCAAAGCATAGATTTTTATTCCATTGTACTTTTGGAATTAACCCAGGACTAGGATTTTCCTTTTCAGGAAGTGAGCAATTAGAGGCAAGTTTTCTCGTAAAAAACGTAGACTTGCCCAAATACTCCTATGAGTTAGCAGAACACAATCAGTATAACAGAAAGCGTTATACATATAATAAAATAAACTATGACCCTG